CGTCATCATCCGAATCAATGAACGTCTCGCCGTCGCGGTTCACCGACTCCAGCCGGTTAGACCGTGCCCTCTCATCGCCGCCGCGCAAGTCCTCTGCCGTTACGTCCTTGAACCCCATCAGGTGCAGGTCGGACAACGTGGCGTTCGTGATCTGCCGCGCCACATACGGGCAGTCGTGCAGCAGCGGGCTAGTCCAATCGCGCTCAACCAGCAGGTCATTAGGGCTGAATGCCTCGACCTTCACAATGCGCTTTTTCTCGACACGCTTGATGCGGCCCTTTGTCAGCAATACGGCATTGCCGTACTCGTCCACCACCGGCCCTTGCGGACCTTGCGCCGGGTACTGCTCTGCAGACTCAATCTCGTCGCCAGGCTGCAGCATCACAGCAAGCATTTCCGGCGTGGCGTCCTTGAATGGCACGCTGCTAACCGTCTCCAAGTCCTGCGGCCTCCAGTGGATAGCGCAGTTCTTGACCGTCAGCATGTCCTTGATTGCCGTGTACAGCACAAGGAAGCCGTTGTTCTGCTTATAGAACACGTAGTTGCAGCCGTCCATCGCCTGCTCTGCGCCCTTCACATCCTGCTGCCGGTTCGGCTCAAACTCGACGGCCTTATCCGTGCTGCTGAAAATGTCCAGCAGGTCAGGCAGCACCCACTCAACCGTGTCCTGAATGTCGGACGCGACGATCTGGCTCCAGCCTTCTTCCTCGTTGCCGTAGGGCATGCGGTAATACTCGCGCAAGCCCTGTTCGCGCTCTTGCGCAAGCGCACCGTGGACGTAGCTGGAGGCGGCATCTTCCTTGCGCCGCAGCATCTCCAGCAGTTCTTCGTCGTCCAGTTTCATCGTGTTAACCCTAAATCGTGCAAGTTGCGTGGTATCTGCGCTTTGCTATTTTGTAAGCCTCATGGGCTGCTTCGGCGGTCTTGAAGTAGCCAAGCGATTTCGCACCTTCACTAGTTCTGATACTTGAACAATAGAGGCCGCTTGCATCGTGGAAATGCGCCCCTATAAGCCCGCTTCTGCTTTTCGCTGTAGCGGCACGCTGATTCCGCAAGTTGTCTGATCGCGTCACATCGCGCAAATTGGCAATTCTGTTGTCATCGCGCTTCCCGTTGATATGGTCAATATCGTTCATCGGCCACACCCCATGAACATGAAGCCATGCGAGCCGATGGGCAAGATATGAGCGCCCATCAATGGCGACATGGATATAGCCATTTACTTTTGGTGCCGACCCTGCAATATCTCCAACTTTCACGGAACGAGAGGTCGCAAGCAAGCGCCTGAAAATCCCGGCTTCTTGGTCGTAGGAAAGCACCATACGCAGCCGGGATGCACTCAATGTCATGCTAAATACCGTTTCTTGTATTCAATGGGCTTTGCTGCGGGCTTTGCCGCTCCGATGCCTTCAAAGACGATTGCCATAAGGCCGAATGAGTCCGCGCCGTGGCTCGACCAGTCATGCTCCGGCCCTAGCCCGATGTTTCGCTCTTCGCTGCGCTTTTCGTGATACCAGCCGATGGCCTCTAAGCCGCCGTACTCGGTGCAGCCTTCCTCGTCAATCCACATCGACGGGAACACACGCTGTGCAGAGCGAACACGCATCATTGCCGCGCCCTTGCCCTGGTTCGCTACAACCTCAACCGGGTACTCCGCATCCTCAAAGGCTTTGCGGTACGACACATCAATAACCTTGTCCTGCGTGTCGCCGTCATGCGGCAGCCATATCGTGGTGTTCGCGCCCGTATAGCCATTGGTGCGCAGCCAGTCCATGTGTGCCGATGCGGGCTGGCCTACAGCCTCGTAATACTTCAGCACCCGGCATTCCTTGCCGATGAACTGAGCAATCCAGATGGTGAAGGCGTCCGCACGCTGCCCGGTCCCGCCGATGTCGCAGAAAGCCCGGTAGGTCATCAGAGGATCAGGCCCGACCCTGCCGATGCGCCCATCTTCCCGCGCCTTGACTAAGCTCTTTGCGTAGTACGCGCCCTCGATGACCGTCGCATAGTCGCCATCCCAAACGTGGGCAACCTGCTCCGGCCTCTCTTCCATGTCTCGCTGCCTGTCGCGCTCCAGCTTCGCAGGGAAGCGTGGGTTATCGCGCCAATTGCACTTGACTATCTTTGTTCGCGGGTCTTTGGAGTTCCTGAACCGCTTTTCGACTGCCGCAGCCTTGCGCTTAGGGTTCCATGTCACCCACAGTTCAGCGTTCCAGTCCTCGCCCTCTTCCCGCAGCGTGGGGATCAGCGTCGTAAACGCCTCATCCGTAACCGGCTCGGCCTCATCCACCCAACACAGGAGAATGCGCCCCTTGGACTTGATGCTGGCGATGTTCCGATCAAGGCCAGCGAACGCAAACGATATGCGCCCGTCGCGGCTCTTGATGAACTTATCGCCTACCTCGTAGTACGCGGCCAGGAACGGCTCTTCTTCAATCGCCCGCTTGCACTCTTCCAGGCTGGAATCTTCCAGCGAGTTCATGAACTGCCGAGCGCACAGCAGAATCCCGCTTATGCCCGCCTTGCCGTAGATGTAGCCACGTACTGCGGCCATCTTGGCAAAGCTGCGCGTCTTCCCCGATCCGCGCCCGCCATACGCGCCCCTTACGTCCGCTTCCCCTTCGAAAACGGGAATGAGCGCAGGGACTATCTCAACTTGTGCGGTTGACACCGGACAGCGGGACAAGCTCGACGCGGGTGACGACATTGATTGCGTCGCCACCCTCACCCGTCACCTGCATCGGCAACACTTTGCCAACCAGCGTCAGGAACGCCGAAGCCGTGCGCGGGTCGTTTGCCCGCTTCATCAGGTAATCAACGCCTCCAGCACCGTCCAGCGCCTTTAGGATCATGTCCTTAAGCTGCGCGGTGTTCTTGTTTACAGCGCCTTTCGGCTTGCCGGGATTACCTTTGCCGAATTTGGTCGTATTTTTCGGCTCGGTCGCCATTGTTCGAGTCCTTTCGGGTGTTCGATGATTGAATTGCCCACCCCCGCGCTCACCGCAGCAGGGAGTCCGCTGGATGTGCCTTCTACGTGGTGGGTTGCCGCCCTTGTTCAGCGCCAGGATTCGGCTTCGCGCTACCCGGTGCGTCCTTGAGGCTGCTGCCTACTGAACGGATACAGAGCGGGTGAATAGTTCCGGGACGCCATCCCCGGTTAGGCAATCACCGCGTGACACCCCTGCCCAGCGATGAAATCTACTGAAACTGTGATGCGATAGGTTTTATCTATCGTATAACTATGAGTGACACCCCGACAGACTCTGACCCTACTTACAGGCTTAGGGGAGTCATCGGGTTAACGCTCACTGCCGGGGCAGCGGTGCCTTGCTCATGCTTTATTTATCCAGCGCCCGTACGTGGGCCAGTCGCCTAGCTCTTTCGAGCCGTCAATGCCTGTTCGCTGGTTTCGCGCTTGTCTGAGTAACTTCGCGCCCGCCGGGGTGTCAATGAAGCGGCTTCGGTTTTCTTCCAGTCAGCCCCGAATGTGGGCCACATATGCTTGATGGCGTGGAGTGCCAAATAGTTAGCCCCGCGCAGATACGAACCTCTTGCGTATAGCGTGCTCGATAGGACGACTGCGGGGGCTGAAACGAAAAACCCGCCGATATTGCTATGGCGGGCTGGTTTTGGATGCAGCGGATGGATTTGCACCACCGACCTTCAGGTTATGAGCCTGACGAGCTACTACTGCTCCACGCTACAGTTACTTTGGTGGCCGGTGCTGATCTCCGGCTTCGACTCTCTCGTTCTATTTCAGCGGGCCTAGTGGGTCGCAGCGCCGCAATGTGCGCATCAGCCTGCGCATTCACCAAACGGCTGGAATCTCGCCCCTGCAGATACAAACCTGCAGCGTACTTTCGGCACGGGCCACTCCAAGGCGCGTGTGCACGAAATTCCATGCGTTTGGGGAATTTTGGGCGCACTTTCGCACCCGGAACCGAAAATATCACGTTTTTTGCGTGCCGTCAACAATTATTTTGGCCCTGTCAATCGCCCGATTCAGCCAGTCCGAGCCCAGCGCCTTGAGTTTGGCTATCCTCGCATCAGTCAGGCGCACGCTGTAGGGCTTCGTCTTCTGGTCGGCAGGCTTGGGGGGCCTGCCTATTGGCTTATCAGTCACTTGTAAAAGTACAAGGCGGCATTTTGTTCGGCATCGCGGCCAGTTGCGCCCCAATATTTCTTTCCGCTAAAGCCGATTACGAACCAGTAGCCAGTTTCTGCGTCGAGTGTTGCTTTCATTTCGTTTACTCCGTTGCGTTGTTGATGGGTTTATTGTAATACACAAATCCACCGCGTCAACAACTATTTTGTAACACGCTAAATAATCCCCGCCGCCATCAGCCTAGCCAGCAGCGCAGCCCTTGCCCCTGCCAGCACAATCGCCCGCTCTGCCACGTCAGCCGGTAGCCTCACGCTAGACCACACACTGCGCCCCGTCGCCAGATTCCGCGCATTGATCTGCAATGCCGTGCGCTGCGTAGGCGGTAGCTCGTACACATGAAAGTCCACCGCCTTCATTGCGTCATCGTCTAGCGCCTGCTCCGCAATGTCGTACTGTTCTTCGTACTGTTTGCCGGATTTGCACTGATGGAACATGGGGGACGATCCGACATCAGCGATGGGCCGGTAGCCCCTGCTCCAGTGGTGCCACTGGCATAACAGGTCGTCGAATAGCTGGCGGCTGTCGTCGTTCATAGTTCGTCGATGGAGTCGAATATCTCGCTGGTTGCGACAATTTCTTCATTCCATCCTGGCGGATGAAACTTGGACCGCCGCATCGGTATATCCATGTGCAGATCAAGCGACTTGCCAGATTGCACAAACCAGCGAAAAGAACTACAGGCAATCCGCTTGCCTGAACATTCATCACGCTTTTGACAGGCGTACTTTTCGCACGGTGCCTCGCCTGCATTGGTGATTGCCTCAAAAATGTCCATATCGTCTCGTTTCATGCGTTCACCTTCTCCAGTGTGTATTCCAGCAGGTCGCGCTGCGTAAATGCCCGGTCGCCGAACCGCTCTACGTCTCCGTAGTACCTGTCGAATGCCTTGGTGCCCATCCCATGCACTCCGAACTGCGGACTGTGATGGTGCGTGTAGCACAGGGGCATCAATGTGAGGTAGCTCCCCTTTCCCCATCCCCCGGTGCGCAAGTGGTGCAGTTCCACGGCATAGGTAGTGCAGCCGTGCAGCTTCATGCAGGCCACGCAGCCGAGTGCGGCTACTGCGTCTTTGTGGGCACGCTCGGCCTTGGTCATGTCAGACGGTGTGGGTGCCTTCGACGCCCCGGCGCATGCGCTCAATGGTGCGTTGCTGCAGCCAGTGTTGCGCTTCCTCGATGTGCGTCAGCGCGCAGGCGTTCGCCTTGCAGGCATACGGCCCGGCCTGAAAGCTGCGCAGGCGGTCAGCGACTATCGCCAGCAGGACTTCAGGCGTCAGGCCGTTGACGCCGGCCTCTGCGATTGGGCCATTCTGGAAAAGGATGGTCGTGTGCGTGGCGGGCTGGCCATATCGGTCGGTGAATGGTTCACTCGGGTTCTTCTCTGTGCTGAATCCGGTCACCGTATAAAGGTGATTGGCACCGCCAGCTCCTGGCTCGTCCTCGACTGTGATTGTCAGGGTGTCATTTGCTGGGTTGACCTTGTGGTCGTCAATGGTTCTCATGTTTACCTTTCCTTCGCCGCGCTCAAGGGCGCACGGCTTGCCCGTCTTGCTCTGCCTTTGTTTCCCGCTGCCACCGGATGAACGGTGTGCGAAAGTGATTGATAAAGTACGCCCCGGCACGCTCGTCGGCGTCCAACTCTGCACGCGACTCAATGCCACATTGATCCCGAATTTGATCTGCCGCATCTGCCTCTGAGCAGGTCGTGTTTTCTGGATCGTTAAGAACAAGCCACCGCAGAAACACCGGGTTCCGACAAAGCATCGCCGCTTCTTTGGACAGCGGACCCCCCTTCACTTCCGGGGTGACTTGCGGGGTTACTTCCGGGGTCTTTGCCGCATAGCCCACCGCAAGCGCAGCGAGTGCCGCAGGCGTTCCAGGCTTGCCGAACAGCGCGAAAGCTGCACCGGCCTCGCTCGGCTCAATGTCGAATGTGATGCGCAACGTGCCATCCGCCATCGTGCGCACATTGACGCTTGCTGCTGATATTGCTGTCATGGCGATCCCCTTTCGCTATAGGCGGGGCCGGGGGTGATGAACTTCTCGCCAGTTTCCTTAATCGTCATTTCGAACGAATGGAACTCGCCAGCCCTCCCGTCATCCAGCCACACAAGCGGGCCAATTTCCACGCCTTCAACACCACCCGCCAGATCACGGCAGAACCCGTGCCACACGATCAGGTCAGGTAGGAACCGCACGAACTCTTCCGACGACAGCGACAGCAAATCCTTGACTGCGATAAACCTGTGTTCCTTATCCGTCATACATCCCCCGTAAGTTGAACAATCTCTACACCCACCGCCACCAGAACAGCGCCAGCCTTATCCACCGGCCCCGCGTCTATCGTGATTGGCCTAAACCGCTTGTCATCCACACCCAAAGC